CGTTCTCCGTGGCCGTAAAAGAGGCCGAGGCTCAGGCGGAAGCTCACTGTGTCCAGATGGTTACCAGTAGCATGGACCGCAACTGGGCGGCCGCTATGACAATGCTAGAGCGTCGGTGGCCGGACCGCTGGGGTCGCCGGGAGCGTGTCCTGATCGACGGGGGCCTAGACCATCAGCTAACGACGCGCGTGATCCACGAATATCATCCAGGACCGTCCCAGCTGGCGCCCGCGACCAGGTCGGAGGTCGAGACCAGGAGGCCGAATCAAATCGGCTCAATGAATACGGCGCTTGATCGCTCCGCCCTGGCGCCAGTGGCCGTGCCCGTGCCCGTGGATCAGGAGTAGGCCCGGTGAACGGGTTAGGGTCTTTTGGTGGTCGGTCTCCCGTCGGTGACAGGGTGAGACTTGGCCCAATAGGGACGGGCTTTTCCTGTGAGGGCCTTTTCCTGGCGGATCGCCGTAAGTGGGTACAGGATCGGGATCGTGGTCTTGACCGTGCGACCAGGGACACCGACCAGGTCGACGGCGACCAGGACACAGACGAGCCCCAGACGTAGCCAGGACACACCCAGGACGTGACCGACACTCTAGGCCCCAAACAGCCCGCCGCTGGCGCCCAGAAGCCCCCAGGCCGACCAAGGCGTCCCAGCCGGGCTCCGAAGGCCGACACGGCGTCCCGTGATCACCGCATGGTATGGCGGGGTCCGATCGCGGAGTTCCTGCAGGATCCGACCACGTTCGTGGACCTAGAAGGGGCCTTGAACAGCGGCAAGACCACAGCGTGCCTCTGGAAGGTGCTCACCTCGCTGTCCGATCATCCTGGGATCTCCTGGTATCTGTGCCGGTATTCCGACGGCGACACTCAAACCAAGCTGAAGCCCGCCTTCGAGACCATCTGCCTAGAGTCTGGGAACATGCCGAAGTGGAATCCGACGGAGCTGTGCTACGTCTTTCCGAATAAGTCACGGGCCTACATGTTCGGTTTGAAGTCTCAGGATCAGCTCACCCGGTACAGCAAGATCCGAGGACTGGGGGTTGCGGGGATCTACAACGATCAGACGGAAGAGCTTCCGCACGATCTCTTCCTGGAACTCATCGGCCGACTACGACAGCCGGGGTACCCGCATCAGATGATCTTGTCTCCGAATCCGACGTCAGAGAATCACTGGCTCTCGGAAGAGTTCCCCGAGGATAACCACCTCCGACACCATCGGTATTACTCAGTCTCGATCTACGACAATGCGCCGAACCTGGCCCCAGAGACCGTCGCCGGGTTAGAGATCGCCTATCCGCCGACGCATGCGAATCATCGGTCTCTTGTCCTGGGCAAGCGTGGACTCTCGGTCATAGGAGAGCCCGTGTACAAAGGGGCTTTTCTGCGGTCGTTACACGAGGGGCCCTTGCAGTACTTCCCGATGTTGCCGTTGTATGAGTCGATCGACTTCGGGAAACATCATCCCTGCGTGGTGTGGCGACAAGACACGCCGTATGGCCAAACGATCTACCTTGGGGGTATTCTCGGTCAAAACCTGTTCCTGGAAGACTTTGCGCCGATTGTGCGAAAGTATCGTGGGCAATGGTTTCCTGATGTTGATGAGGTGTTGACGTGTTGCGATCCGGCTGGGAGTCATCAGAGTAGCCAAGGGTTGCGGAAGAATGGGGTCGAGATTCTGAAGGATTTAGGGTTCAATCCGACATGGAAGGATCACAGCAACGCGCCGGATGTGCGGTTGGCGATGATCGAACGGATGGCGGGGGCGATGCGGAGGCGGACGCCACAGGGTGAGGCGTTTGGGGTGAACGACACGCATTTCCTGAGGATTTCCCCAGAGTCGGTGACGCCGTGGAAGTTTCTCGCGGATGGGTTTGAGGCGGGATATGTCTGGGATCAGCATGAAGTCTCGGTGGGCAGCAAGCGGATGCGGAAGCCGAAGAAGGATGGGTGGTATGAGCACGGGATGAACTGTTGCGAGTATCTGGAGTTGAACTTTGGGCAAGGGGTGATGACGGCGGCGGAGGTGGAGCGGTGGGCACAGAAGCGTCATCGGGCGGAAATGCGTCGGGCACAGCAGGACTGGGATGAGGCGGACGGGGCGAGTCGGCACCGGGTGGTACGGTTTGGGCGTCGTGGCGTGGGGTTATGATGGGGATTCCGATTGAGGAGAGGTGTACGACGTGTGGATTGACGCGGCTGGCGTTTGGGGAGACGGACAACCCGGAGACCTATCCGATGCCGTGTCCGAAGTGCGAGACCATGACGATCCGTCCGGTATCGACATCTAAGTCTCGACGGATCGGTGAGGTGTGGGAGTCCAAGTTGAAGTCTCCCACGGTGCATTGAGACGACCGTGGAAGAACGGCGGGTAGAGACGGGAGACTGACAGGGAAAGGGTAGTCATGGCGCAGACCAGCGGGACGTGGCCCCAGTTATCTGACAACCAGAAGAAGACGATCCATCCGGTGTTGAAGCCGAAGCGGATGAGTCCCCCGCGTCTGCCGAAGCGCCCGCCGAAGAAATAGAGAGTATGCCCGATACGAACGGCCTGTGGTATCGGCTGTGGCATCTGGATGAGACGCTGAGTTCGATCGCGGCGTTGTCCCCAGACCGGCGCAAGGAAGTCTGGGCTGATCGCGTCAAGGAGGTTTACGGGTCCACGAATAACTTTTGGTATCAGTATTGGCATCCGGGTCGTGTGGCGAGTTCCTTTACGTATCTCACACGGCACTCGGAAACGACTTCGACCGACAGCGGGTTTTACCGGATCTGGCATCCGACCAGTATTGAGAGTTCACGACTCGCACAGAAAGGACGAGATGCCATTAGTGAAGGGGAGCAGCAAGAAGGTCGTCAGTCAGAACATCGGACGTTTAGTTCGGGAGGGCGTGCCGCAGAAACAAGCCGTGGCCCGATCGTTCCGAAAGGCCAGAAGTAACCCGAAGGGCACGAAGGGATGAGGGTCCTGCCTGACATGGCGATCCGCCCCGGAGTCTGTAACGAGACGCTCTGCTGGTGGCAGAAGACACATGCCTAGAAAAATCCGCGATCCATTTGAAGTTACGCTGAACGACGAAGAGCGGGCGGACCTTGTGACCGACCTGATCAATGGGTTGGAAGATGCCCAGGCGGCTCGCAGTACGTTAGACGAGGACGCTGAATACTGGATGAAGTTATACGAGCAGCAACGGACACGGCTGGCGACGACCATGCCGTGGCCGGATGCCGCAGACCTGACAAGTTATCTCGGCACCGAAAAGGTCGACGCGCTTCATGCCCGGTTGCACCGCACCGTGGTGGGAGTCGAACCACTCTGGGCCGTTGAAGGGTGGGGAGAAGCGGCGAGCCGGGCGCCAATCGTGGAAGCCTTCCATCACTGGAAGGCTGAAGAGGAACGGCTCCAAGCGGTCTTGGACCGCGTGTTGCTGCTGAGTCTGATCGAACCCATGGGCGTGTTAGAGGTCGCGGAAGCGACGGATGTGGTACGGGTGCGAGAACGCAAGACCATGTTGCTGGCCGTCGACCCGGTGATGGGCGGCGTGATGCTTGGCGACGACGGGAAACCCGAACTCGCTCGTGATCCGATGACCGGGGACTTCATTGAAGCCCAGCCCAATGACCCTTCCGGTACGGCCGAGGTCGTGCTGGATACGTCAACGCGGGTCCGCAGAGGCCCGATGTATAAAGTCATTCCCTTCCGTGACTTCTACATCCTCCCTGGCCATGCCCGTGATGACAGTGAAATCTGGGGCTACGCCAAACGGTTCTACCGTCGCTTACCCGAACTGCAACAGAAAGCCAAGGCGGGCCACTATGACAAGAAGGCCGTCGACGAACTCGACGAGTCTGGGGAGTTCGCCAATCAAGCGGAAGACACGCGCAGCGGCATTTCAGTCATTGAGCGGTCCGGGGACACGGCGCATAAGGAATTGTGGGAGTTCCTGGTACGCCGAGACTTCGATGATCAAGGCGAACGGTGGTTCCTGGTCACCATCCACATCAAGACTCGTGGGCTCTTGCGGGTCCAGCATGACGACCTCGCAGCTAGGCGATTTGTCCGGTTTGTGCCCATTCCACGATCCGACTCGGTCTATGGCTACTCGTTTATTGGGGAGAAGTTAATCACGGTCATCGAGGAACACACGGCGATTCGGAACATGATGGCCGACCGGGCCTCGATGGCGGTCAATGCGCCAATCAAGCGCCTGCACAACGCGCTCTGGGATCCCGATGAACAGCCGTTTGGACCCAAGGCGGTGATCGATGTGCGGGACATGAACGAAGTTCAGGGCATGGTATTGCCAGACGTGCCACGCGGATTGGAGAACCGCGAACGCGAAGTCATCAGTGCGGCGGAACGGTTAGCCGGGGTGAATGACGTGGCGATGGGGACGTCCCCGCAAGCTGATCGAACGCTGGGCGAAGTGAAGATGGTTACAGAGCAGAGTTTCGTGCGCATGGATCAACTCATTCGACGCATCCAAGAGTCCTTGGAAGACCTATTTCAGATTCGGCACCTCATCTACCAGCGCACCTTGGCCGAGAACGACACGGCGGGCAATGTCCCACGGCAGG